AAATAAATTCTGTAGAAGGATGTTGGTGTACCAATCGCTACATCTTTACTGACTATTTGTCCAGAAAATGCATCAACCGCCTTCTTCAATACATAAAACTCTGGCTGGCCAGAGTTGTTGCGCTGATAAACACTGATTTCAATCGGGTCATTTTTGGTGTCAACGGTGAAATCAACGGGTGAGTTTGTCAAAAATGACACTCCGTTGTCACTCACAGTCGCCATACCGGGTTTGATAATTTGCGCATAACTCATGTCTGGAACCATACTACCATCTTCTGATATTTTTGATGGAACCAATTGATAAACATCCAATTTTGTTACGCTTGGCGCGGTTGACTTTGCCTTGTATCCAAGCGAACGAGAAGAATCGACGATGTTTTGACGCTCTTCGGCATTGACCAACATAGATTCTTTAAACTGATAATCTATGTAGTATGACAATACGTCTCCAACATATGCAGACATTTCTATAAACATCATACCGGTTGATGCATCGCTAAAGTCCTTGTATGTGTTTGGATAATATGCTTGTGCAAACTGCATCAGTGTTTGCTTCAACTGGGAAAAATCTTTACTAAGGTACTTTACGTCTTTTTTACCAGGCTGAAAGGATTTTGGTGTGTCTAGAATCATATGTTATTGGTTGCCATTTGTACATTCAAAACTTGCTGGTCGTATATACCTGCCGCCGGTGCAACATATTTGACAGACACACTCACATGGTTGTAATTATTGTCTGTGTTATATTGAATATCCACGGACTGTACGGTAATATAATTTAGCCAATTTGATATATCTTTGCGAATTGTTGATTCGATAATTGGTGCCAAATCATCAGTAATGTTTTCAAACAAAACACTCCACAACCCAGAACCAAATTCCGGATTCATTCTTCTTTCTCCCTTTTTTGTTTTCAACAATAAATTTAAATTTGACTTTACTTGTTCTGACACATTTCTACTTTGGTTAAAATAACCACGAGGCCCATGTTGTATGGGAAGTGTTATACCAAAAGTTTGTGTGTCAGTGATCATTAGGCAGGTCTACTGGACTTTGCTTTGGCATCAATCGCCTTCATCAATTTAGAATAATCTCTGGTCATGGCGTTTGCCACGGCGGCAACATCCTTGTTTTCGGACAAAACTTCTCTTGGTAGGTTTTTGATAGTGTCCAAAGCGGATGGAGCAGTAACAGAATTTTCATTTGGTATTCCGCCAACGGTTTCATTCAATACTTGATTTAGTATTGGATTGCTCGAAAACGTTCTTGGAGGTTGAACCGGAGATTGTTTTATTGGCGCTTCAAACGCAACCGAAGGCTTTTTTCTTGGAACGAGCGATTGAGTTGCGACTGCTTGTTCTGTAATAACCGGTTGGGCTGTGATTCTTTCGGCCAATACTTCCATGAGGTATTGAGGAAGAGAGCTATTGATCTCTTCTCGTACAACTGTTCTGATAATTTCTACAAGTTCTTTCTTGTTCATATATATGTCTTTCTATAAATATAAGGGTTGTTCGGTCTTTTTTTAGTTAAATTTAAATTACCATATTATGGGATCGTCCAGTTTGGCCCATGCGTCTATTTTAT